TTATTCTTGGCATCATCCCAGGTCTTCTTGGCTTCAGGCTTGAATGCAAGCATCGCAGGATTGATTGTAGGAAGAAACTTGTCATCTACAATTGTTCCGGCATACTGCATTACCTGAGTAACCTTTGTGTAGAACTTGAGGGGTTCTGAGCCAATGAGAATTACCCACTCATAGGCGTCTGGGTCAAACTCCAAATCCACATCTTTCTTTAGCACTTTTGCAAGATTGGGGTCTGAGGTAAGAGAGAAACGGTCGAACTCGAACTCATTATCAAAGAGTCGAACATAATCGTTTCTACTTGGTTTTGTTTCAATCACGGCTACACTAGCCATAGAGCTTTCTCCGTAGTCCTGTTACTTGAGGCTGTGCAAGAGAGCCAGGATCACCAGATCTTAGACTGATTACTCGCACAGGAAAATCTTTAGCAAGTTTCTTGACGTGCTCGGCGGCTTGCTCTCCTGCTTGGTCTGCATCAAACAGAAGGTCAAGTCCTGTCACTCCAGAAATCTTGAGATAATTAAACTTTGTTTCATTAAAATTCTTTACACCAAAACAACAGATGGCGTTGTCAAGTCCTTTGTCATGCAGATTGAGCATATCAAATATACCTTCCACTAGAATGACACGCCCCTGAAGTGGGCGAACTTGTGGAAACAGAGGTAACTTAACTCCGCTCGGATAGAACATATACTTATTATCGAGTGTTCCCATCTCATCTCGTCCCTGGAAACACACAATCCTACCGCTTGCATCTGTAATTGGGAAGTTGATTCTACCAATAAAGTGGGTATCATGATGCCGAAATGCGTTAAACTTTCGATAGGTTTCTGGTTTGATATCCCGCCAGTTTCCTAGATACGGCATGTAGTTATCAGGCATTGACAGTCCTACTCCTGAAGAACGTATATTAGACAATAATCTTTTCAGTTTTTCCCGTCGTATTTCTGTCTCGCTGTAATCTACATTGTAATGCCGAAAGAGACTACCCTTGTAGCCGCAAGAGAAGCAGTGAAAGACACCGAGTACTTTATCAATTCTCATGCTTGGGTTTCGATCTTCGTGTTCTGGATTGAGGCACTTAATCAACACATCCTTGCCGGACAGCCGATAGTAAATGCCTCGCTCTTCAAGTAGGTCTATGACTGCACTCACCAGTTATGCACCACGTTTGCCATTATAAAAAAGCACGTAGCAAAATTAACACCCACAATAAGAGTGCGTAGCATTGCAACATAGTTATCGTAAGGTTCCGTTTTGTCATCAGAGAATCCACCTAAAGCATATTTCCAGATAGTCCAGAATTTCTTCATAGTTCGTATACATCCTCAGAAGGACCGTCATCGTCTTTTGGTACATATCCTGTTTCAGGACCAATACGAAGAGATGCCCAATCCATCGTAGAAGTAAAACTCACTTCATCACTGTTTCTCATTTTTGCACAATTGAAGCTAATAATATTATCTTCTTTGTTGTGCGCATCAAGAGTAAACGCCGCATCTGCGGCATCAAGTATACCCTTAGCAAATCGAGCTTCACCTAAAGCATCAATTTGGTAAGGAGATACCATTACTACACCATAGTCTTGTGCGTAAGTCTTCAAAGCTTTACTTACTTCAATCTGTTCTGTCCAGTCATACTGACCCATACGACTGTTGCCAAAGGCAGACCGTTTAACCTGGTTAATATAATCTACAACCACAATCCGAGGCTGTAGTTTTGCAACTTTCTTATCCAACTCTGTGCGAATGTTTGCGAGAGTCAAAGAAGGTGTATAGACAATATCAAGCTGCTTCTCACGCAAAGGCTTTGCAGTAAGTTCGCCGTGATACTTGTCAAAGTCTCGATGCGAGAGATAGCGAGAGAAAGCTCTCTCACCATCCTCGAATCTTTCAGACCACCAACGAGCGACCTGTTCCCACTCGCCTACGGAGAGATTTCGATTACGAATGGCGGCGGCAGGAACTCCCGTAGTTATAGAACAGCAACGCTGCATGATGCTACGAGCGGTCATCTCGATAGTAAAGTAGATTACAGAGTTACCTTGTTCATAAGCATTCGATGCGATATTCGCACAAGTAATAGATTTACCTGCACCACGCTTACCACCTACTAGTACAAAATCGGACGGGCCAAAGGATTGAAGCCGATCGAAGTCGATGTTCAAACCAAGAGGAACAAACCTATCAAGCTCTTCTTGAGGCTCGAACAGTTCCATTTTTCTCATATTTGTACTGGTATCTTTGAGTTCTACTTTCTCTTCAAGATCCAGAACAATACTCTGTAAATGCTCAATATTTTCCTGAGCAGACTCCATTGCGATTGAGTCGGAGAGGTACTTCTCCAACTGATTCATAATCTCAATCTGAGTGTATTCGTTCTTTAGATATTCGAGAAGCGTGGCACCTTCAATCTCCATATCCTCGACTTTCTCAAGCGCGATGAAACGGTCACGAAGGGTTGCATCTCGGACTGCGAGACGTAGGTCGTCAAAGTTCGGAAGTATACTATGATCTTCTACATACTTATTAAGATAAGTCCAGATAGAAGAATACTCGGCTGGAAAATAATGCTTCTGGCAGTTGGCCCAAGTATCCATATCGCAATCCGCGATGATGGTCTTGAGTAGAACAGATGCCAGATTCACTTACTTTCTCCGTAATAAACTTTTAGCGATAAAAAGCCGGAGCAAGGTCGAAACCTCACCCCAGCTCGGGGGGAAACGGATTAGCCCGCAGCCTTGGCTGCTTTTGCCGCTCCGTCGTAGTTAGAAGCCGTCAAGCCACGACGAGTCAACATCGTCTTGACGCCACGAGCAGTTTTACCGATCTGCTCTGCGATTTCTTCAACAGTCATCGCTGCAACATCGACACCTTCGAGAGGGTCAACTTTAGCACTTGCCTTGCTCTCTTTCTGAGCAGGAATTGCATCAATAGAACCTTGACGCAACAAAGACAGAGCCTTACCGCGAATCTGGTTCACAGATCGTCCAAGGGCTTCTGCAATATCTTCGAGATATGCACCCGCAGACGCGTGCTTTACAAACTCAGCTTCTTCAGCCTCAGTGAAAGAGCGTGGAGTTTCTACCTTGGGAGTAGGCTTCACGTGCTCAGTCAGTTGCATAGAAAGCAACTTGCCCTGAATCTGCTTTGAAGAGAACTCGCCATCTTCAAAAGCTTCAGCGATTTGACCGTAGGTGTATGCACCTGAGTTGTCCGTAACAAAGCTACGGAGAGTATTTTCTTGTGATTCAGTGAATGCACGAGAAGTTACAGAAGCAGAAGATTCTACTTCGTGCCCCATTTTACGCAGCTTAGATGCTACAGAACGAGGAGAGGTTTCGAGCTGGTCAGCAGCTTCGACAACCGTGTTGTAAGATACTGGTGATTCGCTACCAACAAACTCAGTAAGAGCAGCGGTGCGCTCATCAGTCCACTTTGGAATTGCCATATTAATTTCCTATAAGTTGATTTAGATTAGTGATAATAGAGATTCCACTTTCTCTTGCCTTCTTTGTCTTGGAACTTTCCAGACCGCTCTCATTGACAAGTATTGTTACATCTTTTGTGAGTGATGATTTAACTAAGTAGCCTCTACTTGTGAGAGCTTTTTGTGCTTCTGCTTTAGTTTTGAAAGACGTCAGTTTGCCACTGATACAGATTACGCCTTTCGGCTCAATTACAGAAGTAACTTCTATAGACTCAAAAGAGAAAGGTAACCACTTGTACTCGCGGAGAAATTTGGTACTGTACCAGTCTAGCAAATTTTTGCTTGCTTTGGGTCCTAATCCTCCAGCAGTACAAGCCTCTTCGTTTAAGTCATAGATTGAACTGATTACTGCACACAATTTGGCGGACGCACTTTTTCCGATGAGTGGAATTGAAAAAGCAGGCAGCACTTCAGAAAGACTAGCCTTCTTACTGTCCTGTATTTCGTCAAATAATTTTACAGCGATCTTTTCAGAGTTAAGGGCTTCTACCATTTCACCTAAGCTCAGTTCGTATATTTGTGGAATTGTAGTTATCCTGAGCTTTTGAATAGTTGATGGTCCCAGACCCTTAATTTTCAATGTGGAAGCAAAATGCTCGATGAGTTTGTAAGTCTTTGACTCACAAGACGGATTATAGCAAAACAACTGGTCGTTCTCCCACTCAAGGGCGAAACCACACGACGGACAGTTTGTAGGTGCTATGATTTCTTTCAAAGCCTTTCTCCAACGATTGAATACATATTATACGCGGTTTGAGTTAGTATGTCAAGAACTATTTTTGTCCTGGTATAGCTAAAATAATTTCTTTCCGGATTTCGAAACACTCTGTATAACCGCCAAAATTTTCCGTTGGTAAGTAACTAAACTCTTTGAATTCTTCATGCAGGGCTTGCTCAAGCTTCCATACATTAAATAGTGTGCTATGGTAGGTTCGCTGAATGCGAATATCATAGTGCGAAAATCCTTTACTGCGTCTAAGAACGTCTTTCCA